TCAGCTGAACATGTCGCCCTGGCGGCTCTCCATTTCCTCGCGCCGGACGGCCTTCACTATCTTGTAAATCCACTGCAGGCTGACACCATACTTGCGCGCCAGGTCGCCGTGGTTGTCTCCAGTGAATTCCTCGAATATCTTCCGGTCCCGTTTCGATAACCTGACCGACAGCCCCATCGGAAAGTAGATGTTCTGGCCGCCCCAGTGCGCCGCCATCCGGTTGGCGATCTCGCTGCCCAGCTGTTCACCGATTTCCCGTTCAATGCTAGCCAGCTCCTGCAGAGCCTCGGCGATGTGGTCGGCCAGGTCGGACAACAGCTCCGGGCCTTTGCTGCGGGTATGGATGGGCTTCATGCTTCCTCCTTCGCCTTGAGGACGGCGGTCAGGCTTTCCCAGGCGCTCAACATCGGGTCGAACGTTTTACGCGTCATGGCTGTAGCCATCCGCTGGTTGAGCTCGTCGCACTGCGCTGCCGTCAGCGGCAGCTGCTGCGCCTCGGCCGCCAGCTTCTGCACCAGATCGGGCAGCGAACGCATCGCCCACTTCTTCAGCGATTCGATCACCTGCTCCAACTGGTCGCCGGCCAGCCACTGCATGGCGTCCCGGCCAGTAATCCGCTTCACATACGAAGCCAAGGCGCTCTCGGCCGGGTTCTTGACCACGCCGATCTGATGCATGAACAGCCAGAGCGCGCGTATCTTCTTATGCTGCTCGTCCTGGGCCAGCGGGCGCGATTGAGTGGCCGCCTGCGCTTTGGAACGCACCCTGAATCCGCTGCGCTTCAGGTATTCCAACACCTGGTTCAGCTCTGGAACGGTCAAATCAGCCGCGGATGCCTGCTTTCCAATCCGCTGGAGAATGGCGCGGTAGCTGTCGTCATCCAGGGCCAGCTCGCGCTTGGCTACGTGGATCAGGCGGATCAATCGCTGTCGGTCTTGAGTCTTTGCGTTCATCGTTGGCTGCTCATCAGTACCCGGCAACCACGCCGGGCAGACCGCGCACATATTTCTATGTGCACGGTTTCGCTTTACGCGGCGGCGTCCTTCAGCGCCTTGGCCGCGGCGAACTTGGGCGCGCGCTTAGCGGCGATCTGGATGGTCTCACCGGTTTTCGGATTACGGCCGGTCTTGGCTGCGCGCTGGGTGGTGCCAAACTTGCCAAGGTCAGAAATTGTCAGCTCGCCACCCGCCCGCACGGTATCCAGCACCGCAGTGGTCAGCGCGTTGAGAACGGATTCGGCTTGTTTGTTGGTGACATCCGCGTGGGCGGCCAGGTGTTTGATCAGGTCTTGCTTGTTCATTGCTTGCTCCTTGCTGGTGAAAGAAATTGTCAAAACGGCGTATCACACCCCCGCCAAATCCAGCCGAACCGCTTCGAACTTGCCAGTACCTTCGCTACGCCGTTCGATGCGGACATAGGCCTTGGAACACTGCACCCGTACCGATTCCGACAGCGCGCGCATCGCGCGTTGCCACTTCTCGTCCTGGATGCCGAACCGGCGCAAGCTCAGCACTCGGCCGGTCGAGATGTTGCCGGCCTTGTCGACCTGAAATGCGTCAGCGATGAGCGCTTTTACCTCTGGTCGCGCATCCTCAGTCCACTCTTGGACGCACTCGTCGATCAACGTCTTCGCAGCCAGCAACCCTTCGTCGAAGGCCAGCGTGTCAGCGATGGCCCTCAGTACGCGGGTATTGCCGTCAAAGCTGGTCAAGGTGACGTTACCCTTTTCGCCGCCCACATCAGCCTTGTAACGTTCGGCCGATAGCGCCACGAATGCGTCGATGTCGGCGAACAAGCCGGCCTTGAACTGCGCCAGCTGGTCTTGCATCGCCACAGCCTTCTGCAGCGCCTCGGCGACAAACTCGTCACGGGCGATGTCTATCGGCTTGATGATGCTGATCGGCACCAGCCGGCCTTTTCCGTCCTTCTTGTATCCTTCGGGGATCGCGTTCATTCCTCACTCCTCAGTCCTACCATTCGTTTCACCTTGGCCAACTCGGCCCGGTTCCTGTCCAGCCACTCTGGCGTCAGCGGCACCTCATCTGCAGCACGCCAAAATCGCCTGGGCGACAAAACCGGTGGCGGCGGTTCGGGGCCGGGTATTTCCTCGGCGGACGCGGCCGGCGCCTCTGTCTCCACCTTGGCCGGGGCCGATACTTCCGCTGCAGGAGCTACTTGGTACTGCTTCAGCTCGTCCTGGTAATCCAGCCAGACGATCTGCCTAGCCTCCTTGCGGCCGGTGCCCATCGCCACCAGACGCTCCACCTCGTCGGCCAGACGCTGCTTGGTGGTAGCGTCCAGCTCGGGCACGGCTGGCTTCAGCATGCCGCCTGGGCCTGCAGCAGCTGGCGCTTGCCGTTGATCATCTGCCGCGCCATTCGGTACAGCTGGCGCCACGCCGGGCGATTGGCCGGGGCGGACACCACCAGCATTTCCTGTTCCCACGCCGCGGTATCAAACGGCATGCTGGTATCGATCCGCTCCTCGCGCTCGAACTGCACCGAATAGATGTCCGCCACCAGCTCCAGCGCGGCCGGGCTGGAGCGAGTGATTTCGATGAAGCTGCGGCCGGCTGCCGAGGCTCGGGTGATGTTTTCTGAGGTGTATTGGGCAATGCGTTGCAACGAGGCCACTTCGTGATTCAGGTTCATGACTGGCTCCTTGAATTTTGAGTGACGGGGTCAGTTCCCCATCTCCGTCCAAACAATCCGGCATCCGCCCAGCTCAAACTGCCCCTGGCGGTACGGGCCAAAGTAGGTATCCCGGCCGAAGCTGAAGTAAACGGCTTCGCCCTTTTCGATCATCCGGCGGCAGTTGCCGCAGGTTTGGATAGTGATGGTCGGCCGGGTCGGGGTGTTCAGCTCCACCGACACCACGGTGAAGTTGTTCTGGGTCAGCGCTTCTATCGCGTGGACCACCTTCATCGCACCCGTCATCATTTGGGCATTGAACGGTGGCCGCTTGGCCTGGATCGGGTTGGTTTGCATGTCACACCTCCCGCACTACGTCAGCCGTCACCAGCGGGGCGCCAATCTCGGCGGCCAGGTTCATGCATGCGGTCAGCAAGTTGCCGATGGCCAGCGGGTACAGCAGGGATACGGATTCCGGCCGGTCCAGGCGCTTGGTGTTGATGGTCAGCCTGGCGCGCAGCGCGTGAATGCCGCCTTCGTCGATCACCTCCGCCACGGGCTTATTCAGCCGCTCCAGCTTGAACTTCAAGTACTCCTCCAGGCGTGCGCCCTCCAGCGGCGCCAGCTCCACCATTTCGCAGCGCTGCACCACCTCGCGCACTCCGGCATCGCGTTCGGACAGCTTCAGCTTCAGCTCCGGCTGGCCAATCAAGATGATGGACAGCAGCTTCTTGAAGCCCAGCTCCAGTTCGAAGAAGCGTTTCAGATGCTTGAGGGTGGCGATGGGCAGGGAATGCGCCTCATCAATCACCAGGCAGTGGCGGTACCCGGCGGCGTGGCTTTCGCGCAGCGCCTTGTGCAGCTGGGCGAAGCGGGCTTCGGGGCTGCTCTTCGGCTTCTCCAACGGGGCCACGGCGGCCATGATGGCCTCGGCGAGGTGTGTCGACTTGAGCGTTTTGCCTTGCTTGTCGTTGTCCTCCATCGCCAACACGTAGGGCTTGATGATCTGGATCGGCTGGGTCTCGCGCTGGATGCGGTCCTCCAGGTCGCGCAGCAGCGTGGTCTTCCCGGCGCCGGACTCCGCTACCACCGCCAGCAGGCCGCCGTGCTTCGCCGTCTGCAGCATGGCTTCCCGCACGTAGCGGATGTCCGGGCTGATGAACATGTCCTCGTTGGACTGAATGGCGTCATCTGCAAACGGGTCGCGGAACAAGCTGAAATGTTTGCGGGTGGCGGGCAACAAGGTCTGTTTGCGTAGTAACATGGTTTCCTCCTGGTTGGATTCCTGGTCGGTTTTCGTCTGGGGGACCGAGCGGGCCGCGTTCCCGCGCGGCTCGCTCACCTCTTCAAATGCGCCGTCGATGTCCCCATCGCTGGCGCCATGCGCCTGCAGATAGCGGCGGATGCTCTCCTGCAGGTCGGCTTCATCCAGGCTCTTGGGCCATTCGCCGTGATTGACGATCTGGGCCACCGTTGCCTGGGAAACGTTCAAGTGCTCTGCCAGGTCCGCCTGCTTCCGGCCCACCTTTTGCAGCACGCTCTTCAGCTTCAACATGATTTGCTCCTCTATGCCGACTTCACCACGCGAAGCGGCGACTTGGTGCCCGCTGCCGGGCTGGTCAGCTCAGCCACCAGAGCGGCGAGCTGGTCTTCGGGTACGCCGGCCTGGTAACGCTGGGCCAGCCATTGGAAACGGTCTTGCGTCCATTCGCCGCCCGCCGCGGTGACGCGTTGCTTCAACTGCTTGGCGGCCTCAATCAGGGTCAGCGGCGGGTATTCGATAGCCGGCGCGGCCAGCACGTGTTCCGTGCCGCGGCGCGGCAGGTAGGCCGGCAGCTCGACGTCCTGCAGGTAGCTGTGGGTGTTCAGCGCGCCGTCGAACGGTGTCGTCTTCTTGGCCCGCGCGGCCTTGATCTCCTCCGCGCTCATGCCTGGGTAGGCTTGGCCATCCATGGCGCTGGCGGCATGCTCTATCGCGGTCTGCGGCATGGACTTGTACGCCTCGCCAATCACCGGCGCAGACAGCAGCTGGCCATAGGCGTCGTATGCGCGCTCCGGTTCCACCTGGTAGACGCGGTCGGCGCCGTTGTAGACCGGCACCGCCACCTGGATGGCGCAGTCGCCGAACACCATGGCGTTGACGCGCACTTCGTCCCCCACGTTGACCCCATCCAGCCCACGCAAGCTGTAGACAGCGGAGCGCTCGGCTTGCGGATGTTTGAAGGAGATGCTCAGGTCCGGACGAACCTTGCGGGTCTCTTCCTTGGCCGTCATGAACGCCTTGCACACCTCTACCGGGGGCAGCAACAGCAGCTGCTGCGGCTGAATCAGCTGCCACAGGTCGATGCGCGCAACCGGCTCGGCCAGGCCGGTACGGCGCAGCCGGGTATCCTGGCCGGGGATCAAGTTGGCATTCCAGGCCCGGCTCCAGGCGATGGCGGCGTGGTTCAGCTGTTCGATGCTCTCCACCGGCTCAAAGCGCAGCCGGCTCTCGAATTGGGTCTCGACGATGTTGTTGGCGCCTTCCACCCCGCCCTTGACGCGGGCCTGGCCGGCCTGGTGCTCCAGCGTTTCCACGCCCAGGGCGCGACACAGGTTCTTGATGGCGGCCGAGGTATTGGCGCTGCCCTTGTCCCATAGCAGGAAGCGCGGGAGGCCCTGGAACAGCCGGCCCGGTTGCTCGCCCCAGGCAAACATCAGGAATTCGAACAGCTTGTGCTGGTTCTCGCCGGCCGACTCGCAGTACCAGGGCACGATCACGCCGCTGGCCTTGTCGTACAGCACGTAGCGCCACACCTTGAACTTCACCTTGGCGAAGTTCTCCAGCTTGTTCTTGTAGAAATCCCGGTCGCGCATGATGTGCTGCCGGCCCTTCAGGTAGTACACCAGGCACAGCGACGGGTCGATTTCGTGGGTGTGGTTGGGATGCGGCGCCCGCAGCGCCTGCACCGGGTCCGCGCAGCGCTGGGCGGCCACGTTTAGCTTGCGGTCGCGGATCAGTCGGTTCAGCTGGCTGTTGCTCACCTTCAGTTCAATGCCGTTCTGCTCCAGCATGCCGCGCGCGGTAGTCGTGAACAGCGTCTGCTTGCCGTTGTCGCGGATGGCCTCGCGCTGCACCGCGCCCAGCGTGACCAGCGCCTCCTCGGCCACCATGGTGCTACCTTTGTCCGAGCGCGGCTTGCGGCCGGACTTCCAGCCCACCGCCTGTTTCAGCTGGCGGTAAACCGTCTGCGGCGACCAGCCCAGGAACACAGCCGCCTCTTGCACCAGCGCGGTTTGTTCGCCGTGCCGCGCCGTATCCAGCTTGCCTGCCAGGCCGCGCAAAACCTCGCGCACTTCCGGTGTCATGGACATAGCCGCCTCCCTTACGCCTCGCTGCCTTCGGTCAGGACGTTCCGCCTGGCGTCGTCAATGTCCGCGGCGAAGCGCCGGCTCAACGCGTCGCGCAACTCTGCCGCTAGCATGGCGGTTCGGGTGACGGCGTCGTCCAGGTGCAGCAGCACCGCGCGCACCGCAGGCGGCAGCGGCGCCGGCATTTCCGGGTCATAGTCGGGGGCCTGGGTGATTTCTGCGGTCAGCCAGGCGTCCAGCGCCTGCACCGCTTCCAGGTGCTTGGCGATGGCGGCGTCCAGCACCGATTGCCGCTGAGTGATTTCCTGCTGAAACGGCGCCACGCGCTTGTCCCAGGGAGGCGTCTTCAACGGGTTGGAAAGTTTGGCCACTTCCTCGGTCAGCTGGTCGATCTTGCTGGTCTTGTCCTGCAGTACCCGCGACCGCGCTTCCAGATTCGCCTCGGCTTCCTCCACGCGCGCGGCCAGCGCCTCTTTCTCCTTGGCGTGCTTGGCGATGATCTCCTCGGCTAGTTCGACAAAGCTCTCTTTGTCGCCAGCCTTGGCCACTTCGATCAGCGCGGTCTTTTGGTTCTCCGGCAGCTTGCGAAACTGGCGCAGCTCGCGGTAGCCGATGCCCATGCGGGACATGCTTTCCAGGGCTTCCTCACCGAAGGATTGAAGGTTGCTGATGTCCTCGTTGACCTTCGGCGCAGAAGTGCCAAGCAACTTGCAAAACTCTTCCCACGTCCCACTCAAACCGCGACCGTCGCGGTCTTTCATCCCCGACAATGCTTGGTAAAGCTTGTTTTCCTTGACGTAAGCCATTTTGGTAACCGCGACCGTCGCGGTCAGCTTTGCAACGGCGTCAGCCATTTGAGCCTGGCCGAGCAGTTGGTTCAGCAGGTCGCGTTCTTCGCCATAGCCGGCCTGAGCGATGGCCATCACGTTCGCGGCGTCTACTACGTCCTGGCGCAGCTCAACGGCTGGGGCGATGGCGGGGGCTTCGGTGGATTTGGTACGTGCCATGTTTGGAACTCCTCTTATCGTTCAAGCGTGATGCGGGTGGTCAACTCGTCCAGGCGGCTGCGGGCGGCTTCCAGGCTGCGGAGGATCGCCACCGCGTGTTGGGCCAGCTTGACCGAGGGGCGGATGCGGCCGGTTTCCGGGATGCGCTCGGCAAAGCCGGCTTCCTCCAGCGTGGCCACGTAGCGGGTGATGCTGGAGGGCGACAGGTCGGTGGCCTTGGCCAGTTCGCCCGGCGTCAGGCCGTGGGCGAAGTGGCCCAGCAGCACCGTCAGCACGTCCAGCACCTTCTCGGAGCTCTTGTTGGTTTGCACGTTCATGGGTTCAGCTCCAGTTCCGGCTGCATGTGCCGCTCGACATTGCGGTGGTGCCAGGCCAGGCCCTCAAGGCCTTGCTGTATCGCTGCCAGGGTGTCAGCCTCTTGGCCCTTGCCTTGGGAGAACTGCAGCAACTGGCCGACCGCGTCGTTCAAAATCTGTTGCAACACTTGGATGTCCTCGGCCGAGGCATTGCGGCCGGTGGGCATGTCGATCAGCAAGAAGCCGCCGCTGGCGGCTAGCCAGCGTGTTGCGTAGTGGATACCGCATACCGTCTCATAGGACCGAATCATGCAGATTGGCATACGGCCGTTCTGGAACCACTTGTAGAGCGTCCAGTGGTCTGCCAGGCCCATCCGCTCGGCAATCCGCTCCACCGACAGGTTGTGTTTTTCCTTGGCGTATTCCTTGCACAGCTCCAGCGCGTGGCGCAGCGAGCTGGGCTGAGTGCGTTTCCAGTTGCGGCGGCTCATTGGAATGACCTCCAGGACAGGTGCTCCAAACGAAATGGCGTTTTGCAGCTGGTGCAACGGGTTTGCACCGCATAGCATGAACAGCGGATAATCCACACAAGGGAACAAGCCATGACGATGGACCTGGAAACCCGGCTGCAGGCGCAGATCACTGCGCAAAATCTGATGATTGAGGCGCTGCTGGAGGCGGCTATCCGGGCGGGCCAGCTAGACCCGCGCGGCTTGGTGGATAGGCTTGAGGAGTTCGTTTCCTCGCCCAAGGCCAGTTGCGCGAACCCCAGTGAGATTGCGGCAGTAACGATTGAAGTGGATGCGTGGGCTGACATGGTTCATGAACACTATTTAGTGGATAGCGAAAGCTCGCCGGAGCGCAGCTTGCGGTAGACCTGCTGCACGCTGATGCCCAGGAACGGGGACAAACTCTCCACTTCGGCGCGCTGGGTTGCAGTCAGCTGCAGCCGCTGACGCAATGCGGATTGCGCGCGCAATGCCGATAGAGAGTCCGGCAGAAACAGCGCGTCGGTGGCGATAGTGCTGGGCTTGTTCGAATCAGTCGTTAGTGACTTGGACATGGCAGGCCTCACGCGGCAACACTTTGACGGGATTCGGTTTGGCTGCTGGTAGAGCCTGCACTGACCTCTTTTCCCTTTATGCCGGCTTTCACGGCAATGTCGTGAGCACGGCCAAAATTGGCTTTATCAACACCATTAAGGACGCGGTAGACCGCGCTGGGCGGGAAGTCATTCTCTTCTGCCCATTGCCGGATGGTTTTGCCCTGGCTGCGGAGCCAGGCCTTGAAACGCTGGACGGTCATCGAAGGCCTCCATCGAAGTAGTTGAGGGATCACAGCGGAGTCTCTTTGCGGGTGAATTCGCCGTGATTTGTGAGGCAATTATTGTGGAATATTTCCACAATGTCAATTGCGGAGTATGGATTTGTTACACGTTCGTCTAAAGGAAGAGCTGGCACGGCTCGCGCTCAAACCAGTTGCTGCAGCAAAGGCTATTGGAGAGCCAGACTCCCAAGGGCTCAGGGATGTTTTGGGTGGTAGAAAGCGTTTATCAGCTGAGCTACTTGCTGCATTGGCGACAACTGGTGTTGATGTTGCCTATGTCCTCACTGGTCAACGCCAAGGACAAGGTATTGGCGAGTCAGCAGTCCATCAGGCGGTGCTGGATGCCGTCGATCTGTTGTCGCTGGAAAAGAAGGTGGACGCCAACCAGCTGGCCAAGGCTGTGGTCAAGCTAGCAGCCAAGGCTGTAGCAGCCTCCATCCCTGAACCTGCTCCTAAATCCGCCAAAATTTCGGTAGGCGGCAACTTCCATGGTCAAGTGCTTGAGGGGGATGTCACCAATAATGTCTTTGGGTCGATGAATATCGGCGGAATGACGAAGGAAAAATGACTTAGAGTGGCTAACAAAACCTCAGGCGGTCGCTTGTAAGTCGCTGATCTTCCATGTGCGCCACTGCGCAAAATATAGGTTTTGTTAGCGGGTCTTAGTCTGTGATTGGAATGTCCTGAATGACAGGTGCAATTTTCTGATCCTCTGGTTACATTAGTCCTCGCACGAGGCGGTTCTGGCTTCTGGCCAGGTGTGAGTAGCTTGAGGAGAAGATAATTTCCGTGGATGAACAAGAACGTAACCAAACGGTAGGTGGTGACTTTTCAGGACAATTGGCAGGTGGTGACATCCTTAACCAGCATCACCATTACCATGAAAGCCCAAAGCTGACGGATGCTGAACGCTGGGAGTTGAACAGGAAAGTTGACCAGGTTGAGGAGGTCTCTGGTCATCCAGCCAAGGCGGTGTGGGGGCAACTGAATCGGATAATAGGACGGAAATTGGCAGATTTCCGACTAGCGCATAAAGCCCCTGCGCATACAATCTTGGATTTGTGGATTGAGATCGGGGGCCTGAAAGATGAACTGGCAGGATCGGCAAAAGCCCTTACCCGCTTGACGGAACTTAACGCAGAGCAAGCCAGCAAACTGCGTAATTCCGAGCTCACGATAGACTATCTGAAGAAAAATCCTCCTCAGCCGCTGGAGTTGTCCAAGAAGTTGCTGTCGGCTGAGCAAGAACTTCAGTCTTGGCGGCAACGATATCAGAGACAGGCCTCCGAGATAGAAGAACTAACCCGTAGCCTCAAACAGGCCCAATCGACTCGCGTATCGTCACACTGCATATCATGCAATGCGGTGAGCCATGAATTATCGAACACAAAGAAAAAGCTCTTTGGCTGGATGGCAGCTACTGCAATAGCTGCCATCGCAGCCGGCTCCCTCATCACCCTGTATCGACAAGAAGCGGCCCAGCTGACAGCAGCTAATGCACGAATCCAAATATGTGAATATGGTGGTCAAACATATCGCTTAGGTAGTGTGATTGACCTTTCCGATGCTCCAGATATTCAATGCATTGCAGGTGACAAGGGACGGGTTGCACGCTGGGAGAAATTACAGCCCACTCCAAAACGTAGGCATCGTGGCTAAGGAGGTAACCAAAAATGGCAGGGATCGACATACTGGCGGGAGACTTCCCTTTAGGGCGTGCTGAATTCTCTCTTGGGCTTTTGGTTTTTCCGAAAAAGCCTAAGCAAGGTTTTGAAAAGGACGTTGTAGTGAAGCCTGAGGATGAAGTCTGCGCGGTACAAGCAACTACTGAAGAGGAAGCCAGTCGATTTGGAAAAGCTGCCGAAGCAGGTGTGGCTGGTGGTCTGCTTCTTGGACCAATAGGGCTAGTACTAGGAGGCTTGCTAGGGGCGGCTGACAAGCCAAAAACGACTGTAACCTTCTCTGGGACGTTGCTTGATGGTAGACGCTTTCTTGGGAAAACTGACTCGGCCACATACTCGAAACTTGAAGCTATAGCTTTCAAGAATCAAAGTAAAAACGCTGTACCAAATCAGCACGGCGCTCTCTAAAGCAGATTAAAGGCCCCTCCGAACATGCCACCCGAAAATGGGTGGCATGTTTCATTTTGACAGGAGGGAAACCATGGCAAGCCGCCGACTCGAAGACCTGCACCCGGACCTTCAACCCCTGGCGCATTCGTTTTTGCGCCGCTGCACCGATGCCGGACTGGATGTCCTGATTTACTGCACCTACCGCTCGGGGGCAGAACAGGACCAGCTCTACGCCCAGGGCCGCAAGGGCAACCCCGGCCCCATTGTCACCAATGCCCGCGCCGGCCAATCCGCTCACAACTTCACCATCCAAAACCGTCCCGCTGCGCGTGCGTTTGATGCCGTGCCCATGGTGGGCGGCAAGCCGCAATGGGACCAGAAACACCCCCATTGGCAAATCATGGGCCGGATCGGAACCGAACTGGGGCTCAACTGGTACGGCAAGCCCACTGCGCCGTTCCGCGAATTCCCGCACTTCGAATTGCCGCGGGGGTACCAGTAATGAGCCTGGCCGATCTGATCCAAAACCCCGCCACCGGCCGGCTGAGCCACAGCAAGCTGTGGGCCAACGTGGCCTGCGCCGCCGCCACCGGCATGTTCGTCTACCAGGGTGTCGCCGGCACGCTGACCGCAGATGTCTGGCTGATCTACCTGGGCGTAGTGGGCGGCTATTCCGCAGCCCGCAGTTGGATCGCCACCAAACGCGACAGCAAGGAGGCCAACAATGCTTAGCGCCAACCCCTTGCTGCTCAATGTTCTGCGCGTGGCACTGTGCGGCGTCACCCTGGGCGTGGCGGGATTCGTCGGTTATGGCAGCGGCCAGGGTCAAGCCACCCGCGTCTATGAGGCCAAGATGGCCAAGCAAGAAGCCGCGCACGCTGCCGAACTGCTGCTGAAGGCCGAGAAGCAAAGTCAAGCGCTGGCTGCCGCCAATGCCGAGCAGGCGCGCTTGAACGACCTGGCGCACCAGGTGGGCTGGCAGCTGTTGCAAACCCAGGGCCAGCTGGCGCGCAGCCAGGCCCAACTTCGCGAAAGGATAGCCGATGCGACTCGAAACGATGGCCAGGCTTGGACTGGCCTTGGCCCTGACAGCCTGCGGCTCTACCGCGCCGCTTTCGGCTATTCCGAGCGTGATCCGGGTCTGCCCGCGGCCGACGCCGGAAATGCTGGTGATGCCAGCCAAACCGGCACCGCCGAGCGCGGGTTACCGCCCGCAGACCTACTGAACCACGCGGCCGACTATGGCCGCTGGTGCCAGGAGCTGGAAACCCGTCTGGATAGCTTCATCCGGCTGCACTAGGAGGCCGACCATGGGTGAGTTTGACCGCGCCCAGGAGCTGGAGGCGTTGCACCTGGCGGCATCCTTGGCGGCTCAGACCGCCGCCAGCCGGCCGCTGGGCGCCAGCCTGGCGCAATGCGACGACTGCGGCGAGCCCATCCCGGAAGCCCGCCGTCAGGCAGCGCCAGGCTGCACTCGTTGCATGGACTGCCAGGACCGGGCGGAACAACGGAAACGGGGTGGCTTATGACCATCCAGATGGAACTGGGCATGGTGGTGACGCTGGCCCTGGCCTTCCTGGGCTTCCTGTTTGGCGCCGGCAAGATGTTGCTGGCGCAGATCGACCAGCGACAGAGCGAGCGCGACGCCAAGCAGGAAGCGCAGATCACTGCGCTGCTGGCGCAGATTGCCAAGGAGGCCGAGAGCGTGCACCAGCTGGAGCGGGACTTCCTGAAGTTCCAGGCGGACCTGCCGCTGTCCTACGTGCGCCGTGAGGATTACGTGCGTAACCAAACCGTGATTGAGGCCAAGTTGGATGCCGTGGCGCTCAAGATCGAAAACATCCAACTGAAAGGTACTCACCCATGATCGACCAGGCCAAGGTGCGCCGGGAAAGCCTGCGCTGGTATCTGCTGCTGGCGCTGAACAACGCCCGGCCCGAAGAGGTGTGCGAAGACGTGATCCAGATGACCATGCGCGCCATTTACCCGGATGTGACGCCGCTGGAAGTCCGCAAAGAGTTGGACTACCTGGCCGACCGCGCACTGGTGAAGCTGCGCAAGGAACCCTCCGGCCGCTGGTGGGGAGACCTGACCCGCTACGGCGTGGACATCGCCGAATACACCATAGATTGCGAACCTGGCATCGCCCGGCCCGCGCAATACTGGGGGCAGTAGCATGGCTCGCCGCAACAGCGTAGCCCAGCTGCCGCAGGCGGTGCGCGACTGGCTGGACAAGGCCTTGATGGACGGCAACTTCAGCGGCTACCAGCTGCTGGAGGGGGCATTGCGCGACAAGGGCTTCGCCATCAGCAAGAGCGCCATCCACCGCTATGGCCAGAAGATCGAGCGCCGCTTCGCCGCTATCAAGGCCAGCACCGAGGCTGCTCGCCTGCTGACCGAAGGCGCGGCCGACGACCAGGACGCCCGCTCCGAGGCGGTGATCGCCCTGGTGCAGACCGAGCTGTTCGAAAGCATCGTCAACCTGCAAGAAGCCGGCGACAAAGACTTGGACCCGGCCGAACGCATCGGCCTGCTGTCCAGCGCAGCCAAGAACATCGCGACCTTGGCGCGCGCTAGCGTCAACCAGAAAAAATTCCGCCTGGACGAGCAGGCCCGCATTGAGCGCGAAGCCCGCGCCAAGCTGCTGGCCGAACAGGAGGAAAAGCTGGAAGAGCTTCGCGGCGCCGATGGCATGAGCGAGCAGATGGAGTCCCGTATCCGTCGCATTCTGCTGGGTAAAGAATGATGGCACAGCCACCGCTCAAGCCGTTGGGCACGCCGTGCAAGATTGACCTGGCCGAAGAGCTGGAGCTGGCCGGCGTGGTGGTGCCGCAAGACGTGTCCGATGCCATCCCGGCCGAACAGCCGGTGTTTCTGCCGTACCAGCAGCGCTGGTTTGAAGACGAAGCCCAGATCATGTTCGCGGAGAAGAGCCGCCGCACCGGCCTGACCTGGGCCGAGGCCGGCCGCAACGTGGTCAAGGCGGCGCGGCCACGCCGTCGCCAGGGCTGCAATACCTTCTACGTCGGCAGCAAGAAGGAAATGGCGCTGGAGTACATCGCCGCCTGCGCCTTGTTCGCCAAGGCCTTCAACGAGCTGGCCCAGGCTGATGTCTACGAGCAAAGCTTCTGGGATGAGGGCCGGCAGGAGGAAATCCTCGCGTACATGATCCGCTTCCCCAAGAGCGGTTTCAAAATCCAGGCGCTGTCCAGCCGGCCGTCCAACCTGCGCGGCCTGCAGGGCGATGTGGTGATTGACGAGGCGGCCTTCCACGACTCGCTGGAGGAGCTGCTGAAAGCGGCGCTGGCGCTGACCATGTGGGGCAACAAGGTGCGGCTGATTAGCACTCACAACGGCGTCGAAAACCTGTTCAACCAGTACATCCAGGAGGCGCGCGAGGGGCGCAAGGACTACAGCATCCACCGCATCACCCTGGATGACGCCATCGCCGATGGCTTGTACCAGCGCATCTGCTACGTCACCGGCCAGACCTGGTCGCCGGAAGCGGAAAAGAAATGGCGCGACGACCTGTACCGCAACGCCCCCAATGTGGAGTCGGCCGATGAAGAGTATGGCTGCATCCCCAAACACAGCGGCGGCGCCTGGCTGTCCAGGGCGCTGATCGAATCGCGCATGTCGGCCGATACCCCGGTGCTGCGCTATGCCTGCCCGAATGGCTTCGAGCTGCTGTCCGATCATGTCCGCCATGCCGAGTGCAGCGATTGGCTGGAGGCCAACCTGGCGCCGTTGCTGGCCAAGCTTCCCGCCGACGCCATCAGCTTCAACGGCGAGGACTTTGGCCGCACTGGCGACCTGTCAGTACATGTGCCGTTGATCCAGCAGCAGAACCTGGTACGGCGGGTGCCGTTCATCCTGGAGCTGCGCAATGTGCCGTTCCGCCAGCAAGAGCAGATCGCCTTCTACCTGATGGACCGCCTGCCACGCTTCATGGGCGGCGCTTTTGACGCCCGCGGCAACGGTCATTCCTTGGCCGAGTTCGCCATGCAGCGCTACGGCGCCAGCCGCATCCAGCAGGTGATGTTGACTGAGAGCTGGTACCGCGAGCACATGCCGCCGCTGAAGGCGGCGCTGGAAGATGGCGACCTGGTAGACCTGCCCAAGGATGCCGACATCCTGGCCGACCTGCGCGCAGTCCAGGTCATCAAGGGCGTGCCGCGCATCCCGGATGTGCGCACCACGGGCGAAGACAAGGGCAAACGCCACGGCGACGCCGCGGTGGCCATCGCCCTGGCGTTCTACGCCAGCCGTGAACTCAACAAAGGCCCGGTGTCGGTGAAGTCCCGCCGTCGCCGCGCCGCCACCCGTATCACACAGGGGTACGCATGAAAGCAAAGGGCATGTGGGTTAGCCCCACCGAGTTCGTCCAGTTTGGCGAGCCGCGCCAGTCGCTATCCAGCCAGATCGCCACCCGCTCCAGGAGCATCGACTTCTACGGCCTGGGCATGTACTTGCCCAATCCGGACCCGGTGCTGAAGGCATTGGGCAAGGACATCAAGGTCTACCGCGAGCTGCGCTCGGACGCCCACATCGGCGGTTGCATCCGGCGCCGCAAAGCGGCGGTGAAGGCCCTGGAATGGGGGGTGGACCGTGACAAGGCGAAAAGTCGGGTAGCCAGGTCGATCTCGGACATCTTTGACGACCTGAACCTGTCGCGCATCATCGGCGAGATGCTGGACGCCATGCTTTACGGCTACCAGCCGATGGAGATCATGTGGGGCAAGGTCGGCAGCTACCTGGTGCCGGTGGACATCGTGGGCAAGCCGGCGGACTGGTTTGTCTACGACGAAGACAACCAGCTGCGCATGCGCACCAAGCAAGCCCCGCTGAAGGGCGAGGAACTGCCCGCGCGCAAGTTTCTGGTGCCGCGCCAGGACGCCAGTTACGACAACCCCTACGGCTTCCCCGATCTGTCCATGTGCTTCTGGCCCACCACTTTCAAAAAAGGCGGGCTCAAGTTCTGGGTGCAGTTCACTGAGAAATACGGTTCGCCCTGGCTGGTCGGCAAGCACCCGCGTTCGGCCAGCACGCAGGAGACCGACCAGTTGCTGGACAGCCTGGAAGCGATGGTGCAGGACGCGGTGGCAGTGGTCCCGGACGACTCCAGCGTCGAGATCAAGGAAGCGGCTAACGGCGCCAACAATGCCGACGTCTACGAACGGCTGCTGCACTTCTGCCGCTCCGAGGTCTCCATCGCGCTGCTGGGGCAGAACCAGACCACCGAGGCCAGCTCCAACCGCGCCTCGGCCCAGGCCGGGCTGGAGGTGACGCGCGACATCCGCGATGGCGACAAAGAGGTGATCGAGGAGGCGCTGAACCAGCTGGTGCGCTGGGTCTGCGAGCTGAACTTCAACGGCGGCGACCGCCCGCGGTTCGAGATGTGGGAACAGGAGCAGGTGGACGAAGTCCAGGCTGGCCGCGACGAGAAGCTGACCCGCGCTGGCGCCAAGCTCACCCCGGCCTATTTCAAGCGTGCCTACAACCTGCAGGACGGCGACCTGGTGGAGACCTCCAAGCCAGAGACCAGCGCCGAATTTGCCGAAGCCGACGAAGACGCGCCGGACCAGGACGCGCTGGACGCGGCGCTGGATGCGCTGTCGGCCGACGAGCTGCAGGCGGACGCCGCCGCCATGCTGCAACCGCTGTTCGACCGCATTCAGGCTGGCGCACAACCGGACGAGCTACTGGGCAGCCTGGCCGAGCGATACCCGGACATGGATGCCAGCGGCCTGCAGGAGCGCCTGGCCCGCGCCATCTTCACCGCCAAAGTCTGGGGACGGCTGCATGGCTAACGTCGACCTTGCCTACTGCATGAAGCTGCCCCCGGAAAAGGCCATCCAGTACCTGAAGAACAAGGGCTACGCCATTACTTGGGACTGGGAGGAGCTATGGCAGGACGCCCAGTCCCAGGCGTTCACGGTGGCCAAGGTGACGCGGCTGGATATCCTGCAGGACATCCGCGACGCCGTGGAGAAGGCGCTGGCCGAGGGCAAGACCTTTGCCTGGTTCAAGAAAGAGCTGACGCCCATCCTCAAGGCCAAGGGCTGGTGGGGCAAGCAGGAAGTGCTGAACGAAGACACTGGCGAAGTGCGCGAGGTGCAGCTTGGCAGCCCCAGGCGGCTGGAGACCATCTACCGCACCAACCTGCAGACCGCCTACATGGCCGGCCGTTGGCAGACCCAGATGGAAAACGTGGACGACCGGCCGTACTGGATGTATGTCGCCATCCGGGACAGCAAGACACGGCCCAGCCATCGCGCCCTGCACGGCAAGGTGTTTCGCTACGACGACCCGTTCTGGCAGTTCTATTACACGCCGAACGGCTGGGGCTGCCGCTGCCGCATTGTCGCTCTATCCGCCGACGATCTGGAGGCGCGCGGCATCCAGGTCGAGTCCTCGGCCGGCCGGCTGGGCACCGCGCTGCGCACCGTGTCCGAGCGAACCGGCGAGCAGCGAGAGGTGGCCACCTTCCGCACCATTGATCCGGTGACCCTCCGCGAAGTCAGCATTTCGCCTGACGTAGGCTGGAGCTACAACCCTGGCGCGGCCGGCTGGACGCCGGACCTGGCGCGCTATACCGGAGACTTGGCCAAGCTGGCCAACAAGGAGCTAAGAGCATGAGCGACTTTGTCAGCATCGTCATCCAGGACGACCAGGTGCAACGCGCGCTGCGCCGGCTGGAATCGTCGGTGGCCGACATGACGCCGGCCATGCGCGCCATAGCCGCCTCGCTGGCGTTCATCACCGAGGAAAACTTCGAGGCCGAGGGGCGGCCGAGCTGGACGCCCAGCCAGCGCGCCACCAACGAGGGCGGCGTCACGCTGCAGCACCGCGGCCAACTGGCGGCCTCGGTGGTGACAGCCTACGACGCCTACTCTTCGCAGATCGGCAGCAACCTGGACTACGCCCGCATTCACCAGTTGGGCGGCCACGCTGGCCGCAACCAGGCGGTTGAGCTGGAACCACGGCCATACCTGCCGATGAACGAGGACGGCGAGCTGCAGCCGGAGGCTGGCGAGGCTGTCATCGGCGCGGTGATGCGCCATCTGCAGCGCGCGGCGGGTGGCTGACCGTTTTATACGAGCGTGTTCGGCATATCCCTTACGGGTGCATGGGGCACCAGCCCCAGCCCGTATTTGGGAGACATGCATGAGGTTGGTAATAGCAGTAACTGGCGGCGTGGTGGTGTTGGCTGCGTTGACCAGGTGGCGGTGGCTCTGGGTGTTGGCCGTGTTGCTGTGGTTCGGGTTGCTGGCGATGGTGCCTGAGTAAGCAAAATCGCCCCTGCGGTGTAGAAGCCGCAGGGGCGGTTTTGTCAGGTTTGACGAGGCACGCACTCCTTCCAGATCAAAGAAGGCCATCTAAAGCTTTATAAAGGCTTTATTGCGAACAAAGCGTGGTCTAGGCTGCATGGAAACCATGTTCGTTCAAAGGAGGGATCAACATGCGGATTCAAACTCAGGATTTTTACCATGGTGCAGCGCTCATGCAGATAGTGGAGCACCCCTCGTTCAAGGCATTGAACAAAGCTTCAGAGAAGTATGGCCATTATTTGATCAACAAAGATCAGCACATTTTTATTAAATACTCAACGGCGGAAGAGTCTCCTTGGCAATTCAAGTTGAGCCCTGACGACATAGTCTCACTGGAGAAGGCTTGCAGGAAAAAAGAGCCTGCATGGTTGTGTCTGGTCTGCGGAGGAGTCGCCATTTGCGCGCTTAATAAAGCAGAGATGCTGGTTGTTTTCGACTTCACCTCTCAAACTAACTGGGTGAAGGTTACGATACCGCCTAGGGGACAGTGCCGTGTGGCTGGGTCAAATGGTGATTTGGATTATGCGATCCCAAGCAATGCCTTCCCTGCAAAGGTTTTTCTGTAGCAGGGTTATGTTCGCTAGACCTAACTCTAAAGTCGATTAAAGGCTCTCCTCGCTGACGCCGTTCACCATGAATGGCATGAACGCGACCAAACCCCTGCACATCTTCAAGTCCGGCCGCCAGACAGCAATGTCTGGCAACGTGCTGGACTTCTCCGAGTCCGATCTCGCGGCCTGTGCCCGCGCCTACGATCCGGCCCTGCATGAGGCGCCTATCGTCATCGGTCATCCCAAACACGATGCGCCGGCCTATGGCTGGGTGAAGTCTCTCTCAGCCCGCGACATTGGCCTACTGGCCGAGCCGCGCCAGGTGGACCCGGCATTCGCCGAACTGGTGGCCGCCGGCCGCTACAAGAAAATCTCCGCCTCCTTCTACCGTCCCGACTCGCCTAACAACCCGGTGCCCGGCGTCTACTACCTGCGCCATGTCGGCTTCCTGGGCGCGCAGCCGCCTGCCGTCAAAGGGCTGAAGCCGGTGGAATTCGGCGAGGCCGACGACGGCGTGGTCGAGTTTGGCGACTGGGATGATGTGCAAAACGCCAGCCTGTGGCGCCGCATGCGCGAGTGGCTGATCAGCCAGTTCGGCCTCGACACCGCCGACAAAGTGATTCCCGACTACACCGTGGCCAACCTGGAGGACAGCGCCCGCCAGGACGACGCCACGCGCACCGCCTTTGCCGATCCGGCCACCCCTTCCATTGACCCACTCGAGGAGACTCATGTGACGCCCGAACAGCAAGCCGCCCTGGAGGCGGAAAACGCCCAGCTGAAGGCCCGGCTGGCAACAGCGGAAGCCGAGAAGAAAGCGGCGGCCGCCGCCACCCGCCACGGCGAACACCTGGCGTATGCCGAGCAACTGGTCAGCGACGGCAAGCTGGCGCCGAAGCACAAGGACGCGGTGGTGGCCTTCCTGGATTTTGCGGACGGCGAAACCTCGGTCGAATTCGGCGAGGGCGATGCCAAGCAGCCGCTGGCCAGCGCCTTCAAGGGCTTCCTGGGCGACTTGCCCAAGGTGGTCGAATTCGGCGAGTCCGCCACCAAGGACAAGACCGGGCTGGGTAGCCAGGACGGCTCGCTAGAGTTTGCCGAGCGCGCCGATCCGGAGCGCCTGCAGTTGCATCAACGCGCCAGCGCCCTGGCCGGCGAAAAGAACATCCCTTACGAGCAGGCCGTGCGCCAGCTGCTGTAAATCCGTTTAACCCAAAGGAGCCGCCATGAGCGACCGTTTGAAGAGATTGCGGATCGTCGATCCGGTACTGACCAACCTGGCGCGCGGCTATCGCAACGCGCAATACATCGGCGAGAGCCTGTTTCCGATTGCGCCGATGGACAAGGAGGCCGGCATCATCCCGCTGTTCGGCAAGGAAGCCTTTCTGCTGTGGGAGACCGAGCGCGCCATCCGCGGCCGCACCAATGTGATGATCGCCGACGACCCGGACACCCTGGACGTGGTGCTGCGCGAGCATGATCTGGCCTACCCGGTGGACCATCGCGAGCAAGCCGAGTCGATGTTCAACGAAGAAGCCAAAGCCGCCAAGCGGGTCAAGGACGCCATCGACCTGCGGCGCGAAGTGGCCGCCGCCTTCTTGGCGCAAAACCCCAAGACCTATCTGCCCGGCGCTAAGGTGGCGCTGTCCGGCAGCAGCAAATGGGCAAACGGGGGCGGCGACCCGGTCAAGGACGTGGAAGACGGTAAAGAGGTGGTGCGTCAGCGCACCGGCATGCGCCCCAACACCGCAGTCATCGGCGCATCCGCCTACGCCACGCTGAAATTCCATAAGGGACTGGCTGCAGCCTTGGGCACCCAGGAACGCAAGCTGATCACGCTGGAGCATTTGAAGGCGCTGTGGGGCCTCGAGGACATCTTCATCGGCGAAGCCCTGGCGGCGGATGGTCGTGGAGCCACCGGCGATATCTGGGGCGACAACGTGGTGCTGGCCTATGTGGCCAAACCGGCGGCAGGCACGGAGGGCGACGCGGACATCCCGTCTTTCGGCTACACCCTGCGCAAGCGCGGCATGCCGGAAACCGACAAGTACGACGGGGAAGGCGGCAAGGTGCGCTACGTGCGCCACACCGATATGTACAAGCTGGTGGTGGTCGGCGCCGATGCCGGCTATCTGATTACCGACGTGGCGTGAGGGAGGACATATGCCGACCTATCGTATTCAGGGCATTTCCATCAAGCACAACGGGAAGCTGCTGACCGAAGGCCAAACCATCGAACTGGACGAAGCACCGTTGTCTCCCTGGCTGGTGGAGGTGAAAACCACCCCGGCCAGCAAGCAGAAGGCCGATAGCAAAACCGACCAGCAGGCCAGCACCGAGGGCGAAGACACACCGCCTGCAGGAGACGCCACCAAAGCGGGCAAGAAAGGAGAAGGCAAATGAAGGGACAAAACGTCGTTTTGACCATGTCTGTGCTGGCCGTGACCGATCTGCAGGCTAGGCGCTTTGTTGGCCTGGATGGCAAGACCTGCGGCGACGGCGCCAAGGCGCTGGGCGTGGTGGAGGTGGACACCGAGGCCGACAGCATGGCGCCGGCCAACGTGTTGGGCGCCATCCTGGTGGAAGCCGGCGGCGCCATCGCAGCCGGGGCTGACGTGCAGTCGAACGCTGCCGGCCAGGCCATGACCAAAGCGGCCGGACTGTCCAACGGCATCGCCCTGGACGCCGCCGCCGCGACCGGCGATGTGATCCGCATCCTGCGGGGCATCTGACCATGCGCTATTGCACCCTGGCCGACCTGCAGCTGGCCATCCCGCAGGCCACGCTGACCCAGCTCACCAACGACGCCCCCGCCGATTACAGCGTGGCGCCGGAGCCGAACCTGGCCGTGGTTGAGGAAGCGGTGCGCCAGGCCGAGGAGCTGGTGGACGCGCATCTGCGGGGCCGCTACGTGCTGCCGCTGGTCACGGTGCCGTCCGTGATCAAGGACAACACCGTCAACCTGGCGCGGCACTGGCTGTATGCGCGGCGGCCGGAGGGTAACGAGCTGCCGGACGCCGTCACCCGCACCTACAAAGCGGCGCTGCAGATCCTGGAATCCATCCGCGACGGCAAGCTGACTATTGGTTTGCCCACCGGAGAGGCCGCACCAGAGCCGGGTGAAGTACGGGTCCGGGCGCGTCGCCAGCTGTTCAGCGCCTCGATGCTGGAGCGCTACCGCTGATGGCCACCACCGTCGAAATCATCGACGCCCTGGTGGCGCGGCTGCAGGCCAGATTGCCCGGTCTGCTGGTCGAGTACTTCCCGGAGCGGCCGGCCGAGTATCGGCTCAATCACCCGGCCGGCGCGCTGCTGGTCAGCTACTTGGGCAGCCAGTTCGCTGCGCCGGTAGATGCCGGCATCGTGGCCCAGCCGCGCACGCTCAAGCTGTCGGTCACGGTGGTGTTACGGCAGTTGAACGGCCGCACGGGCGCGGTGGCGGTGCTGGACGATGTCCGCCGCGCGCTGGTGGGTTACCGGCTGCCGGATTGCCGCAAGCTGCAGGCGACCGCCGAGCGCTTTCTGGGCCAGACCAGCGGCCTATGGCAATACGCCGTCGACCTCGCCACCCAGGGCATGCAGATCGAGGAGGACGATGCCGCCGACTCGCCCATCCTCACCCAAGTCAATCATGAGGAGCAACCATGAAATACCTGTACTCCGGCCCTGTTAGCGGGGTCAGCCTAAGCGATGGCCAAGAGGTCATGCTGTTTCCAGGCAACGTGGTGGAATTGCCGGAAAACCACGAATACACCCAGACGCTGCTGGCTTTGCAGTATCTGGCCCCTGCACAAGAACCGGCCGCTCCAGCCAAGCCAGCCCGCGCATCGGTCGAGGACAAATCCAGCGAGAAGGGAGCATAGAACCATGGCGGCAAACTATTTGCATGGTGTGGAAACCATCGAAGTGGAACGCGGCCCGCGCCCGGTGCGCACCGTCAAATCCGCAGTGATTGGCCTGATTGGCACCGCGCCGGCCGGCGCAGTCAACGTGGCCACTCTGACCTTGTCGGAGAAGGACGCGGCAGCCTTTGGCCCGCAGTTGACCGGCTTCACCATTCCGCAGGCCCTGGACGCGATCTACGACCACGGCGCCGGTACCGTCATTGTGATCAACGTGCTAGACCCGGCGCTGCACAAGAGCACGGCCCCGTCCGAATCCGTGACCTTGGACCCAGCCACCAGCCGCGGCAGACTGGCGCGCGGTGCCATCAGCGGGTTGACGCTGAAAAGCGCCGATGGCGGCACAGCGTATACCGAGGGCACCGACTACACCGTCGACACCCTGGCCGGCGTGGTAACACGGCTGACGGCTGGCCGGATTGCGGTGGGCGCCACGCTCAAGGCGAGCTACGACTACGCCGATCCGGCCAAGGTGACCGCCGCCGACATCATCGGCGCCGTCAACGCGGCCGGCGTGCGCACCGGGCTGAAGGCGCTGAAGGACACGTACAACCTGTTCGGGTTCTTCGCCAAGCTGCTGATCGCGCCGGGCTTCTGCACCCAGAACTCGGTGGCGGCCGAGCTGATCGCCATGGCGGACCAGCTGGACGCAGTCGCCTATGTCGACGCGCCTATCGGCACCACCTTCGCCCAGGCGCTGGCCGGCCGCGGACCGGCCGGCACCATCAACTTCAACACCTCCAGCGACCGCGTCCGCCTGTGCTATCCGCATGTGAAGGTATATGACTCGGCGACCAACGCCGAACGCTTGGAGCCGCTGTCCGCCCGCGCGGCCGGCCTGCGCGCCAAGGTGGATAATGACAAGGGCTTCTGGTGGTCCAGCTCCAACCAGGAACTGGCCAGCGTGATTGGCGTGGAGCGCCAGCTGTCGGCCATGATCGACGACCCGAACTGCGAGGTGAACCTGCTCAACGAACAAGGCATCACCACGGTGTTCAGCAGCTATGGCTCTGGTTTCCGCCTGTGGGGCAACCGCACCGCGGCCTGGCCGACCGTCAGCCACATGCGCAACTTCGAGAACGTGCGCCGCACCGGCGACGTGATCAACGAGTCGATCCGCTACTTCAGCCAGCAGTTCATCGACATGCCGCTGAACCAGGCCACCATCGACGCGCTGGTGGAGTCGGTGAACGGCTACGGCCGCAAACTGATTGGCGACGGCGCCTTGCTGGGCTTCAAAGCCTGGTTCGATCCAGCCCGCAACCCGACCACCGAGCTGTCGGCCGGCCACCTGCTGATCAGCTACAAGTACACGGTGCCGCCGCCGCTGGAGCGCCTGACCTTTGAGACCGAGATCACCTCGGAATACCTGCTCAGCCTGAAGGGAGGTAACTGACCATGGCCGGCAAGATTGAAATCAACCGCATCACCAACGCCAACATCTACATCAACGGCAACTCGCTCCTGGGTCGCGCTGAGGAAATCAAGCTGCCGGACGTGTCCGCCATCATGCAGGAGCACAAGGCGCTGGGCATGGTCGGCAAGATCGAACTGCCGGCCGGTTTCGACAAGCTGGAGGGCGAGATCAAGTGGAACTCGCTATACAAGGACGTGGCCAAGATCATCGCCAACCCGTTCCAGGCGGTGCAGCTGCAGGCACGTTCCAGCATCGAGACCTACGGCTCGCAGGGACGCATGCAGCAGGTGAGCCTGGTCACCTTCCTGACCGTGATGTTCAAGAAGAACCCGCTGGGCACCTTCAAACAGCACGACAATGCTGAGTTCGCCTCTTCGTTCACCGCCACCTATATCAAGCAGGTAGTGGACGGCGAGGAGATGCTGGAGCTGGACTACATGGCCAACATCTTCCGCGTCGGCGGCGAGGACATGCTGTCCGTCTATCGCAGCAATATTGGCGGCTGACCGTTGCTTCCAAGAACCAGGCCCGCGATTGCGGGCCTTTATCATTCCGGGTCGTATAGGCTATGCCGGTGGCTGCGCGACATAATAAAAACCTGCGGCGGTGAAACCCAGAAATACGAACAGTACTGCCAGCAGCACGACCCGATACGCGGTTGAGCGCCAGACCTTGCCAAACAGTCCCAGAGCGAATAAGGGCGGAAAGACCAGGAAATTGAAGTACCCGAACCAAGAGTTCTCGTTCAAGATTCCCCATGCTAGGAAAAACGCTTTCATGATGTTTGCATGGCCTAGCTTACTTGCAACCCTTCGTGATCTTGCCGCTATCAATGTCTTGGGTGGAGCAAGAGGCCTCTTGATACTTGCCTGCCTTAAAGGAAAGCCTGGTCAAATAGCATTTCCCGCCACGGCACTGAGCCTCCTCTATGTCCTTCATGCCGTTGCTGCCGCTGCCTAACACCCGAAAAGCGTCTGAATTGCCCGCATGGATGATGCTGTTCCGCTCATCCACAATCCAGTGAAAGAAGGTGTGCGCGCCATAGAAAGTCGAGAGATACGGCTCCAGTTTTGGACGGACCAATAAGAAAGTCTTATGGCTTGTGGAAAGGGGAAGCTTGCGGCTGACGAACAGCTGCTGATAGTTCCCAGCCTTGATGTCCTTGTCCGCCATTTCTTCGTCGACCTGAGATTTCAGGTCACAATCCGAACTGACGATCAATTCCGCCTGCGTCTTGGACACGCCGGGCCAGCCATCCGTTTTCTGTTCCGTATAGGTTTCGAAGATAGGTTTAGCCAGCACAGCGCTTGAAAATAATGCGATCACCAAACCAAAAGCTTTCATCATCATTCCTTACTCACGGTTCCGCCATGGCCTTTGAACATCGACACCACTTCTTCATATTTGAAGTAGTGCTGACCCGCCACTCGGTTGCCAGCCCCTTTGCCTACAGGCATGGAGTTCCAAGTCTTGGCGGCCTTGCCAATCGCAACAGTCATGTCGCCATCGACCACAGCCTCGATTGCCTTGGCTTGCCTTAGGCCTTCCACCGCGATCAGGTCTTGCGTATGAGGCGAAAAGTCCGACAGCCCCATTTTCTTGATGCCGTTCTCGGTCCAGTTCGCTTTGTTAATTTGATACCGGCCTGCTGCAGTTGTTTTGCCGCCTGCGCCTGCACCTGGGTGCGTGGAATAGTCTTTGATACGCCACTTGTCGTTTTTCTTACCCTTGACCGCGCCGTACATAAAGTCGTAATCGCCGCCTTCACAGTCGGCTATCGTGTCGAGAAAGGCTTTCACATTGGGTTTGCTGAGATAAGCCTCGTTCTGCGCTTTGCGGATGGCTTTCTTATCGACTTGGACAACCTTGGCGCTGCTATCGCTTGCGGGCGTGGTGGTTTTCTCTGCGACCTTGACTAAAGGCGTGCCCGTTTCGCTGACATGTGCGGTGGTATCAGTCATCAAAATCCCCAATATGGATCGCCACGATTTCCGCCGCCTTATGATCATCAATCATATGGGTATGGCCACTACCATCCGTTTTCCCGCTCTCTTGACTGCCATCGGCTCGAATGATGGTGTACTCGGCATTTTTCAAAGGTTGGCCATCCTCATCTCGTAATTGATATTTGTCATTAAACATCAGCGCGACGGCGGCTGCGGCTGCGGCGGCAACCGCTGCGACATCGGCCCCAGCGCCTGTTGTCGCGCTGCCGCTGCCCTCATAGCTGCGCATCACAGAGCCGAGCGTGCTGATCAGCTTGGCGCCGCAGCTGACGGCATGGCCATCCAGCGCCACGCCTTTGCCGCCCACCGTCCAGGTGGGGTCGCCTTCCACAATCACGCAGTTGGTGTGGCCCTGCTGCGGGCAGGTGACGGAGTCGCCTACCAAGGCGACAGCCTTGCCGAACATGGTGGTGGTGCTGGAGGCGCTGACCACCTTGCCGCCGTGGCTGGTAGGGTCGCCTAATCGAATTACTGGTTTCATGGCGGCGGAAATTACCACGATACCTTGACGTTTTCGACTGGCCGAATGTGCAAACCCTTCTTTAAAGCCCTTTAACGGCGTTCTGGATCTCCTCCAGCCACAATCTTTTCGTGGGTCCCAATCAATCAAACGGAAGGATGCTCCATGGACAAGCTCAAGCTGCAGTACCCGTTCACCAACGCCGCAGGCCAGCGTATCGAGGCGCTGGACATCAAGCGCCTGAAGCGCGCGGACCTGAAGGCGGCCAGCCGCCACAGTCAGGATGACGCCGACCAGGAAGACTTCCTGTTCGCTCGCATGACCGGTCTGACGCTGGAAGATATCGACCAGCTGGACATCGCCGACAGCAAGGCGTTGTCGGATTGTTTTCGCGAAATGGTGGGCATCGGAGACCAGCCTGCAGCCGCTGGATGAGGTGCTGCTGATTGCGTTGCGGATGCAGCCCTCCGAGATCGACGGGCTGGAGATGGTGGATTACTGGTGGTGGGTGGAAGTGGCTGAGCGGGAGCTCAAGCGCCGGAGTGCGTAGCGCGGCGGTACACGGCCAGCACGACTGCCACCAATAAACCAGCCGCAAAGGATGCGCCGGCCGCCAAGGGCGCGCCGGCTGCCGCTGCCAGCGGCAATGCGATGGCGAACAGGATAACCGCGGCCCACAGCGGCAGGTTGGCAAAGCAGACCCAAGCCAACCAGATGGCTCCGCTGCAGATGGCCAGCCAATAAATGGCTTTGGCGGTAGTGAGGGCGGTTTTTTCAAACATGTTTACAGCATAGCAAAAGGTCGCATGGCATGGCCAATGAACTGCTGATCGGAGTAAAAATCGGCGCGGCGCTGTCCGGCACGTTTCAGTCGGCGTTCGCATCGGCACGCGGCACCGCTGCGCGTCTAGGCCAGGTCGCCGACGAGTTGCGTCTCAAGCACAATCGGCTGGGCGATGCGATGGCGCGGGCGATGTCGCACCCCACCCGCAATGTCGCGGAGCTGAAGCGTCAATATGACCGGCTGGGCCAGACCCTGGATCAACTGCGCAGCAAGCAGGAACGCCTGACGGCAAGCCTGGCACGGGGAGAGACGTTGAAGGCTGCGCGTGCCGATCTACGCGGCCAAGCGATGGAAACGGCAGGCACGGCTCTGGTCTTAGGAGGCCCTGTTGTTAAGTCTGTAAAGGTGGCGGCTGACTTTCAGGACCAGATGCGCGACACGGCTATCACTGGCGAATTCAAGCCTGCAGAGGAAGCCAAGCTTAGCCAAGCTGTTCGCGACGCTGCGCTCAAGTGGAACCAAGCTCAAGCAGAAGTGGCACGAGGCACCAATGTACTGGTGGCGGGCGGCATCCAAGACGCCAAGGCACTAGAAAAGTACGCTCCGATCATGGCCAAGGCGGCCACCTCAACCCGCGCCAGTATGGATGATTTGGGCAGCGTGGCCATCGCGCTGAAGGACAACCTCAAGGTGGGTGAGGACGGTTTTGAGGGCGCGCTGAATATGCTGGCGTATGCGGGTAAGCGCGGCCAGTTTGAAATCCGCGACATGGCGAAGTGGCTGCCGGCGCTGTCGCCGTCGTTCCAGGCTCTGGGGGTCACTGGCAAGGAAGCCGTGGCGGAGATCGGCGCTGCGCTGCAGATCGCTCGCAAGGGGGCTGGCTCAAACGACGAGGCGGCCAACAACTTCAAGAATTTCCTACAGAAGATTACCGCCCCCGACACCCTAAAAGATTTTGAGAAAGCGGGCATTGATCTCAAGAAAAGCATGATGAACCTGCGGGCTGAGGGAATGACCCCCGTGCAGTCGATGCTGGAGATCATTACGCGCTACATGGGTTCAAAGGGGCCAGAAGCCGCGGGGCAGTTTCAAAAGGTCATGGCGATCAAGGACGATAAGGAGCGGGAGGCAGCGCTTCAGCGTTTGTCCGAAGCCTACAAGTTGGGAGAGCTGTTCCAGGACATGCAGGCAATGTCCTTTATCCGACCAGCCATTGCCAATATGAAGGACATGAAAAGCATCAAGGATGGTTCGGTAGCCGCCAGCGATAACGATTTGCTAGGTGAGGATTTCAAGAAGCGAATGGAGACCGCAACCGAGCAGTTCAAAGCGTTCAAAATTGGTCTGACGGATATCGGCATTACCATTGGCAACACACTACTGCCCCATTGACTGAAATGCTGCAGGAGCTAAAGCCCAGCATCAAAGCCTTTGGAGAATGGGCCAAGGAGCATCCCGGCCTGATTAGAGGGGTGATTGGGCTTGTTGGTGGTTTGTTGGCCGGAAAACTGGCTTTCATTGGCATCAAGTACGGAGTCATGCTGATCCTGTCGCCATTCAATGCGTTGACAACGGTTATCACGACAATATCAAGTAAATGGACCTTGCTACGCGCATTGCTGCAGGCTGGCCGCTTCGCTCCACTGGTTTCCAGTCTACGCATTGTAGGTCAGACCATTCTTTGGATTGGCCGGGCCGCGATGATGAACCCGATAGGCCTCGCCGTGATGGCGATAGCCGGCGCGGCTTACCTGATCTATCGGTATTGGACGCCGATAAAGGAGTTCTTCGTCAAAGTATGGTCTGCAGTGGATGCGGCGTTTACCCGTTATCCCATCCTGAATTACCTGGTGCCCATTATTGGCATCCCGCGGCTGATCATTGCCAACTGGAGCCGCATTAAGTCCTTCTTTACCCAAGCGTGGGCCGGGGTCTCCGCCGCTTTCCAGCGCTACCCGGTGCTGAACTACCTGTTTCCCATCATCGGCATTCCGCGGCTGATCATCGCCAACTGGGGCCGCATCAAAACCTTCTTCAGCGGGCTGTGGGAAAGCGTGAAGCAGTCCATGGCCAGCGCCTGGAGCTGGATGAAGGCCAAGGTGGCCAGCTGGATTGTGTTCTGGTTGCCAGTGTTCAAGTTTGCCGGGGAGCTGCCCGGCAAGTTCATGCAGGCCGGCAAAGACCTGGTGATGGGGCTGGTGGGCGGCATCAAGTCGAAACTCGGCGCGGCGAAGGACGCGATTGTTGGCCTGGGGACAGGCGTCAAAAACTGGTTTACCAACCACCTCGGCATCAAATCCCCCAGCCGCGTGTTTATGGGGTTCGGCGACAACATCGCCCAGGGCGCGGCCATCGGCATAGACCGCAGCGCTGTCCACGCCGCGCGCGCGACCGGCGCCATGGCCCGCGCCGCGACCAACGCCTGGGGCAAACCGCAGCTGCGCACGCAGGTTGCGGCCGAGGGGCTGCAGCGCCTGCAAGCGGGTGGCAAAGGCGCGCCTGCAGGCGGTGGTATGCAGATCCACTTCAGCCCGGTCATCAACGTACCCGCGGGCTCTCCGGAAGCGGTCAAGAGCGCGGTTCAGTCCGGGCTGCAGCTGTCGATGCATGAGCTGGAGCAGATGATGCGCCGCGTCTGGGCGCAGCAGGAACGGAGGGCCTTCAAATAATGTTTGCGCTCCTGGGCGAGGTCCAATTCGACCTCATCACCTATTTTGACGGCTTCGAGTCGCAGTTCGGCGCCGACTATGCCGAGCACGCGCTGATTGAAGGCAAGCCGCGCCTGCAGTGGATGGCGGACAAGCTGGATGAAATCCGCATCCAGCTGTCGTTCCACAGCCAGTTCTGCGACCCGGAAGCCGAGCTGCTGAAGCTGCGCCAGGCGTTGATGGACCACAAGGCCATGGCGCTGATGCTGGGCAATGGCGATTACAAGGGCTGGTTTGTCCTGACTGATCTGCAGGCCACCAGCAAGCAGACCGATGCGGCCGGCACGCTGATCGCCCTGGAAGCCAACATCACGCTGCGCGAATACGTGGGCGACAAGAAGAAGCCGCTGCCGCCCGCCGTGCAGCCGGCGCAACCTCCGGCCGCGGCCGTCGCCTCTGCCGCTGGCACGCTGAAGACCGCCACCTCGTCGGTGCGGGACAACATCCGCCAGGCGGTGGCCTATGCCAATCAGGGCCAGGCCGCCATCCGTCTGGCCTGCGACTCGGCCCAACTGGCTAAGCAGATGTCTGGCAATCCGCAAGCCGCTCTCGGCCGGGTGTCCGGCCTGCTTGCCGATGCTCAGCGCGCGGCAACGCCGCTGCAGCAATTGGCCGAGGTGAGCGGAAAGCTCCCGGAGGCCGCCGGCATCGCCCGCGCCGGCAACAATGCCTTGGCCGCGGTGCGCAGCGCGCAGAACACCCTGGGCTCGGTCAACGCCGGCAATCTGGCTGGCAAGCTGGATACCTACGCCGGCTACCTGGACGCAGCCGGCAGCGCGCTGGACGCTGCGTCGCCGGCCATCAGCAAGCTGGCCGCCAAGGTCATCACGAGGGCCATCTGATGTTCCTGAACCACATTACCCGCGAGGGTGAGCGCTGGGACCAGATCGCCTGGCGCTACTACGGCGACGCGCTGGCCTATGAGCAGATCATCGCCGCCAATCCGCATGCGCCGCTGGGCGTGGCGCTGCCGGCCGGGCTGACCCTGTCCATCCCGGTGATTGAACAAGCCGATCTGGCTGAGGAGCTGCCGCTATGGATGCGCTGAATACGGTTCCGCACCCGGTGTTCCAGCTCGCCTATGGCCAGCACAACATCACCAGCGACATCTCGCCCTACGTGCTGTCGGTAACGTATACCGACTATCTGTCCGGCCAGTCTGACGAGCTGGAGGTGGCGCTGGAGGATAGCGACGGGCGCTGGATCAATGCCTGGTATCCGCGCCAGGGCGACAAGCTGACACTGAAGATCGGCTATGCCGGCGAGCCGCTGCTGCCCTGCGGCGAGTTCGAGATCGACGAGGTGGAGTTCGCCTTCCCGCCGTCCACGGTGTCGATCAAAGCGCTGGCGGCCGGCGTGAAGAAGTCGGTGCGCACGCGTGTCGGCCGGGCCTATGAGAACACCACGCTAGCTGCCATCGCCCAGCGCATCGCAAAACGCAACCACCTGGTGCTGGTCGGCAAAATCCGCGACATCCGCATCGACCGGGTGACGCAATACCAGGAGCGCGACGTGGCGTTCCTGGTGCGCCTGGCGCGGGAGTTCGGCTACGTGTTCAAGATCACCGGCAACAAGATGGTGTTTAGCGAGCTGGCCGACCTGCGCGACGGCGCGGCGGTGCTGACGCTGCAAAGGACAGACCTGACCTCGGTTCACCTGCGCGACAAGATCAAGGAGATTTACCAGGAAGCCAAGCTCAAGCGCCACAACCCCAAGACCAAGAAACTGGTGGTGTATGGGATGAAGGCTGGCCAGGTGGCCGAGGTGGGCCACACCACCCAGACCAGCAAGAAAGGCAGCCATACGCCCAGCACCAGCGGCGACACGCTGAAGATGGCCGGCCGCGCCTCGTCCAGGGCGACGGCCCATGCCAAGGTGAAGGCAGCGATGGACAAGAGCAACCTGGAACAGACTTCCGGCAATCTGGCGTTGCCAGGCCAGCCAAAGCTGGTGGCGGGGACTACGTTCGACCTGGCCGGCCTGGGCAAGCTGGATGGCCGCTACCTGGTGGAATCCGCCCGCCACCGCATCGACCGCAGCAGCGGGTATTCCACCGAGCTGGAAGTGAAGCGCGCCAGCCTGCCGGTGCAGAAAGGCTCCGGCCGCACCGGCAAGAAAGCCGCAAGCAACGGGCTGAAGGTCTACGGAGTGAAAAACGGCCGGGTCGACGTGGTCGGCACCACGCCGCAGAAAGGCAAGAAGAAATGAACGAGACCCTGGATGAGTTCGGCGCCACCATCAAATACGGTACCGTCAGCGCCAGCAAACCGGGCTTCGCGCGCGTGCGCCTAACGGACATGGACAATATGCGCACCATGTGGCTGCCCATCGCCTACCCGAAAACCCAGGACGACCAGGCGTGCTGGACCTACGACACAGGCGAGCAGGTAGCAGTGTTGCTGGATGCTCGCGGCGAGGATGGCGTGATCCTGGGCGCGATCTACTCCGAAGCCGACCCGCCGCCGACCACCAGCCGCGACAAGTTCATGGTGCGGTTCAAGGACGGCGCGCTGCTGGAATACGACCGCGGCAGCCACACCCTGACCGTGTCTGGCGTGCAGAAGGTGGTGGTCCAGGCCAGCGCCGACATCCAGCTGCAGGCCGGGGGCAAGGTGACGGTGGACGCGCCGGATTCCGAGTTCTCCGGCAACGTCCTGGTGAAGGGCAAACTGGTGGGGCAAGGCGGGTTGGCGGTTTCGGGTGGCGCTGGCGCTGCGGCGGCTATTAGCGGGAATGTGCAGGTGGATGGCAATGTGAGCGCCAGCGGCACTATCATGGATGCCGGAGGAAACTCCAATCACCATACACATTGACCGGAAAAAGGAAAATAACATGGATTTCCTTGAATACCGTGGATATTTGGTCCAACCAAATTCTCATTTTTATCCTGAAATGAATAAGTGGGGAATTGGATTTACAGTGGCGAAAAATTCAGGGGCTCACTTTTCCTCCACGACTTTTACGCTGCCCGATTATTTTTGCGATACAGAGGAGGATGCTCTCTATCATGGTTTGGAGGCGGCAAAACATAGGGTTAACGCACATCTAGATAACGCTGATGGCACACTGGATGCGCTTGAACCATAATTAATCTTCTTTAAAGTCCCTCATCCGGTTCCTGCGGCAACATAGCCCGCATGAACCGGCTATCTGACTCCCTTCACTGGCAACCCGCACTGAACCGCCCCGACCTTGTCGAGGCCGAAGCAGACATCCACCAGTGCATCCGCATCATCCTGACCACGCCCAAGGGCTGCGATCCGCATCGCCCGGACTTCGGTTCTGACATCCATCTGTATATCGACCACCCGGTCACCCAGGCCGTGCCGCATGTGGTGCGCGAGGCCGTGGAGGCGATCCGGCGCTGGGAGCCGCGCTGCCAGCTGGTGAAGGTGGCGCCGCTGATCGACGGTGCCCGCATCATCCTGCGCGTGACCTGGCGCATTGCTGCTGGCGTGCGGGAAACGGAGGTGCGGCTATGACTCTGCCCGAACCCGACTTTATCGCACGTGATCCCGCAGCCATCACGGCCGAAATCATCGCTCAATACGAGCAGCTGAGCGGCAAGACCCTGTATCCGGCGCAGGTGGAGCGGCTGCTGATCGACCTGATCGCCTACCGCGAAACCCTGGTCCGTGTCGGCATCCAGGAGGCGGCCAAGCAGAACCTGGTGGCCTACGCCCGCGCGCCAATGCTGGACTACCTGGGCCAACTTGTGGGCGTCACCCGCCTGCCGGCCCTGCCAGCCCGCGCTACGTTGCGGTTCGCCCTGGATGCGCCGCTGGCCAGCCCGCTGCCAATCCCGGCCGGCACCCGCGTGGAAAGCGGCGACGGCGTGGTGGCCTTCGCCACCGACGAGGCGGCAACGCTGCCGGCGGGCAGCGTATCGTTGGATATCGCCGCCACCTGCCAGGATGCCGGCAGCGCTGGCAACGGCTGGCAGCCTGGTCAGATCGTCAACCTGATGGACGACCTGGGCGACATGGACGTGGTGGTGACCAACACCACGGTGACGGCCGGCGGTGTGGAAGAGGAAGACGACGAGCGGCTGCGCGAGCGCATCATGCTGGCGCCGGAGTCGTTCTCCAACGCCGGCAGCGTGGCCGCTTACCGTTTCCACGCCCTGCGTGCGCACCAGAACATTGTCGACGTGGCCGTGGTGTCGCCCACCCCTGGCGTGGTCCGGCTCTATCCGCTGCTGAAAACCGGCTTACCTGACGCCAACATGCTCGCCCTGGTGCAAGCCACCTGCTCGGCCGAGAAAGTGCGCCCGTTGACCGACCGCGTGCAGGCGCTGGCGCCGGCCGCCGTGGACTATGTGATTGAAGCCCAGCTCAAGCTGTTCGGCTCGGCAGATGCGGCCCTGGTACGTGCCGCGGCGAACGAGCGCGCCGCAACCTATGCCGCCTACCACTCGGCCGCGCTCGGCCGAGACATCGTTCCCAGTCAGATCATCGCCGCGCTGCAGGTGGACGGCGTCTACGAGGTCACGCTGATCAGTCCGCAGCGGTTGGAGCTCGCCGAGAATGAATGGGCGCGCTGCAGCGCCATCAAGCTGATACCCACGGAGGCAACCAATGGTTGACCTTCCGCTGCCGCCCGCCCTGGCTGGCGATACCCGCAGCTGCATCCTGGCCGCACTGTCGGCCAGGATCAGCGAGGCCGATTTGTCCACGCTCCTGGTCTACCTGGTGGACAACGTGACCGGCTCGGCGCTGCCACAGCTGGCTGAACAATTCAGCCTGACCGGCGCCGATGGCTGGGCGCTGGCCGAGTCCGATGATGCGCGGCGCAACCTGATCAAGACGGCCATTGAGCTGCATCGCTACAAGGGTACGCCCTGGGCGATCCGCGAGGTGATCCGCCGCCTGTGCCTGGGCGAGGTGACGCTGATCGAGGGGCTGGCCAACAAGCAACATGATGGCGCCACCCGCCGAGACGGGATTTATTCCCACGGCGAGCCCACTGCCTGGGCGCGCTACCGGGTGCTGCTGCAGCAGCCGATCACCAACGACCAAGCCAATCAGGTGCGCAGCATGTTGGCTGTCTATGCGCCGGCCCGCTGCCACCTGACTAGCCTGGACTACCAGGGCGTGGCCAATCGCCATAACGGCGCAATCACCGCCCGCAACAAACAATTCAACCGAGGGAGCGCCTGATGGCCAATTTGCAGGAAAAGTCCGTCTGGGAGACGGGCATCTATCAACTGGAGACCTCGGACCCTGTCCTGGCCGGCCCGGATGGCATCGACAACCTGCAAGGCAAGCAGCTGGCCAACCGCACTGTTTTCCTGAAAAAGCAGATCGACGATCTGGTATCCGGCGCCCTGGTCGCCGAGTACGCGGATAGGCTGAAAACGCCACGCAACATCGCCATGACCGGCGACGGTAACTGGAGCGTGACCTTCGACGGCAGCGGCAATGTCACCGGCGCGCTGGCGCTGGCCAGCACCGGCGTGGCGCCGGGCAGCTACGGCATCGTGACCGTGGACGCGAAGGGCCGTGTCACTACGGGCCGGCAAATGACGGCGGCAGATGTGCCTGCCCTGGACTGGAGCAAGGTATCCAGCGGCAAGCCGACCACCTTGAGCGGGTATGGCATAACCGATGCAGCCAGTAAGGTCGATCTGCAGGCTCTGGCTCCAAAGAAGAGCCCGGTTTTTGAGGATCGCATCACCGTCCCAGAAGGAACGGTTACTGCTCCCGGCATTACCTTCGCTCTCGACGGTGTTGGAGATACAGGTTTTTGGCACATTGCGGATGGATTCATCGGCGTTGCGTGCAATGGCCAGGAGGCGGCGCGGTTTGGCCCCGATGGCATCCAGTTTGCCGGGGTGCCTGAGACACTAAATACGCCGAAAAAGCTGGCCACAGCAACCCAGGCCGCCGTGTCTTCGGGGTTGATCGGGTTTTTCGCAGGCCCCGCCGCGCCTGTCGGTTGGCTGCGGGCAAATGGCACTGCGGTATCACGTTCCACCTATGCCGCATTGTTCGCCGCAATCGGCACTACCTATGGAGCCGGTGACGGCTCGACAACCTTTAACCTGCCCGACTTACGCGGAGAGTTCATGCGTGGCTGGGACGATGGTGCCCGCGGGGTTGAGGTTGGGCGTGCGCTAGGCAGTAATCAGTCTGACACCGTCGGTCCGCACGACCACACCATTAAGCGGATGCCCGACGGTGGCCCATTAGCTATTTCATCAGGCATCGGTGGCACAGGTAAAGCATGGGCGTATGAAACATACGTGAATCCGTCAACGAATCCGCCATTTCTGACTGGAGCAAACTCCGGGATTGGAACAGAAACTCGGCCACGCAACGTCGCATTGCTCGCGTGCATCAAAACTTGACCGGGGAATATTATGACCGACACCAAAACCGTCTACTCCTACCACCCGCAAACCGGTGAATATCTGGGCGTAACCATCGCAGATCGCTCACCGCTAGATATAGAGGAAGTGTGGCTACTGCCTGCCCATAGCACCGAGCTGCAACCGCCGGAAACAGATAAACATGAGGCCGCAGTATTCAAGGGTGCCAGCTGGGCTATAGCGGTGGATTGGCGCGCCGTAAAACTGTGGAGCGTCGATACGATGCAACCGGTCCAGGCGCGTCTTGGCGATACGCCTGAGAGCCTGAAAGCAACAGAGCAACCGCCGCCACCATTTGGGCTCTGGCGGGCTGGGCGCTGGGTTGTCGATGAAGTGGCGCAACGCGCCGCGGTAGTCGCGCTGACGGGGGCGGAGATTGCCGCGCGGAGAGCACTGGCAGACGCTGCCGTGGTGCCGCTGCAGGATGCGACTGATCTCGGCATTGCGACCTCCGCCGAGACCGCGCTACTGACCGCATGGCGACGTTACCGGGTAGAGCTGTCAAGGGTCCCAGCTCAACAAGGGTATCCGTCGGATATCAACTGGCCACAAAAGCCAGCGTAGTAGAAGACAGCGACCGGACGGGTGTTGGAGCACACGGCCGGCCAGCTGACTCGCAGACCAAACCTGCAAGCCAACCCAAGGCTGTCTACCATGGGCCCACGGTGTGGAAAGCCTATCGGGATATTTCGCAATAGGAAAGAGTCTTGCAGATGTTACAAATCACAGCCTCACCCATTGTTCCTTGGATCGGCGGCAAGCGCCGACTAGCAAAACACATCCTCCCGCTGTTCCCAGAGCATACCTGCTACGTGGAACCATTCTGCGGCGCGGCTGCATTGTATTTCCTGAAAGAGCCGGCCAAAGCCGAAGTGTTGAACGACGTGAATGGAGAGCTCGTCAACTTGTACCGGGTTGTTCGCCATCATCTGGAGGAGTTTGTACGGCAATTCAAGTGGGCACTCACGTCTCGGCAGATTTTTAAGTGGCTACAGATCACCCCTGAAGAGACGCTGACGGATATCCAAAGGGCTGCCAGGTTCTTTTATCTCCAAAGATTGGCTTTTGGTGGCAAGGTTGAAGGGCAAACACTCGGCACAACCACCACCAGTCCGCCCAGGTTAAACCTGCTGCGCTTGGAGGAGGACTTGTCTGCTGCGCATCTGAGGCTGTCCCGGACATACATTGAAAACCTGGACTGGGCTGACTGCATTAAGAAATACGACCGCGAGCACACGCTGGTCTACTGCGACCCGCCGTACTGGGGTACTGAGGGGTACGGTGTCGAGTTCGGGCTGCATCAATACCAGCGCATGGCCGAGTTGGCCAGAAGCGTGAAGGGACACATGATCATTTCGGTCAATGACATCCCGGAAATGCGCCAGGTATTTGATGGGCTGGCCATCGACAGGGTGGATATCAACTACAGCGTTGGGGGGAGTGGGCGCAGCAAGGAGAGGAAGGGCGAGCTGATCATACGCAACTGGTGA